TTGTGTAAAGAAGTTTTGCATTAAGAAGATTAACTTCATTGATAATTCCGGTTAGTTTCTTAACTGTTTTATAAGCTTCTTCTAATTGTTCTTTAGTTTCAGCTAATTCTTTTCCAATTTTAACACTACCCTTTTCATCAGATGCTGGTACGTCTACTACTTCTTCTTTATCATAATCTTCTTCGCGAAGGATAGCTTCAATAATAGAATCAATACTTTCTTCAATTTCTTCCTCTTCGGAATAATTTCCTTCTAATACTGGTTCTTCTTCCTCTTCTTCCTCTTCTTCCGGCATATCGTGAGTCATGTCACCTTCAAGTTCTCTGATGATAGATTCTAGTTCCATATCATCTTCATCCAGATAACCTTCATTGTATTCTGCAGCCATATCGTCATCAGACATTTTTTCTGCTGCAGGCATTTCTTCACCAGCTGCTGGCATTTCTTCTTGTGACATAATATCGAATTCGTCAAATTGACCATCGTTATTAACATCAATTGATAAATCGCCAACATCCGTACCGCCGGTTGCGACTTCGCCTGTTTCTTCTTCGCCTGCTTCAGGATTCAAAGCTACATCATCAACTACTTCTTCTTCATCTTCTAATTCTTCAGAAAGTCGGTTAGCTAATACTCTTTGAATTTTTGGAGCAAACGCTTCTTGTAAAGCGATTTTTGCGTTTGCTAATGCAGTTTCTTTAACAGCATTTGCATCAGCGATTGCTTGTTTTAGCAAATCAGATTTTGCCATACTTTTTTCTCCTTAAATTTTTGTTTTGGAAATAAGATTATTGAGAATCTTAATAGAAATATATAATCAATAGACGCTATATAAGAAATAAAAAAATAGCGTATTCTTTTATATATATGTACTAATACAAAAAAACCAGTAAAAAAGCCCCAACTTTTTTTGTTGAGGCTTAACTTATTAAATTAATTAATGTTATTTGTTATAAAGATCTTTAATTTTTTGTATGTATACGGCATCTAATTTTTCTTTTCGACGCTTAACACTTGTTTTAATATGTTCTTTTCGATCTTTAACAGATTCTAAAACATTGGATGTTTTGACTTTGCGTTTCCATGTTTTAAGAGCTGATGCTAAATCTTCTCGTGTGGTTCCTACTACTCGTACTGCTAAAGCGTTACCAGGAACAATTTGTTGATGTTGTTTTTGTTTTTTACTCATATATTGATATTTGGATTTCTGCGTTTTTTTACTATTGGACGATCCATAGGTACTTCGTTAGTTGTTTGTTGTTCGCCGCGAACATTAAATCTGAAATGTTTAATTTCTGGCTTTTGTGCTATATATCCTTGAATCTTTTGAGATTCTAATGCTGGATCTTCTCCGAGGCGAAAATAAAAATACCCTATTTTACCAGATTTAGAAATAGTACTATTAACAACAGTAAATCCTTTTTTCTCAGACCATTGTCGTATTTCGTTTGCCACAGATTTAGCTTCAGAAGGATCTCTCAGAACATATTCTACTCCGCCACGATAATCAGTTATATTATTAACTAATTGTGCTTCATCAATTTCATCAGATTCGATAAGTCCAGCATCTTTTGCCGCTTGTGCGTATTTTTGCATAGCCGCAGTACTTTTCTCGATTTGATCAAAAGGTAATATTGTAGGAGTTTTAGAAGTAGTAGTGGCTTCTCGTAATCCGAAAAAATCTCGATATAATTTTTTAAGTTTGTTCATTATATACCTTAATATAATTATTTTTTTTGTATTATCCTAATTATCCTAGATCATAATATTTTTTTAGACCTTCGGCAATATCTTCATATGCTGCTGACATTCTTCGTTCGTAAATCATAACTTCATTTGCACATTTCTGCATCTCTTTTAAAGCTTCATTTAAACTTTTCATGTGTCGTTGCGCTGCTACTTTTTCTACAACATCTTCATCTGATTCTGAAATCATTCTGGTTGCAGTTTCTACCATAGAGGTAATTCGTTCAACTGCTTCTTGTAGGTTCTTTTTACCATACATAACTTCGCCTAACTGTGAATATGTGTTTAAAGATTCAGCAAAACGTTTTTTATCTTCTAGTGTCAATGGAGCTGGTTGTTCATTAAAAACTGTTTGTTTGTCAGATTCATTTAACAATGAAATTATTCGATTTAAATTATTTTGTTTAAATACAGCCATGTTATATCCTACATTTTCCGTCTTCGCATAGTATAGATGTAATAATATCATGTACACCTGCGTATTTGTTTGTTTTTATATTTTTATTTACTGATTCATGCATATGTGTCGGTCGCATAAAAGCTCCATGGGTTGATGGATTTGATACGAAATCCCAACAAATCAATTCAAAATCTTCTTGTACTTCCACTACGCCTTCATTTCGTAGTTCTTTAACAGATCCTAATCCACGAGATGAAATACCCAATGTAATTCCAGCTTTAAATAAAGCTTTTAAAATATTTCCAGACGGGGTATCTAATATTTGAACTGCTCCTTTTAAATCATCACCATCCCACCATATTTTAAGAACATTGTGTGATACGTTGTTCAAGTTAACTACGGATGATTCTGGGTGATCTAATTCGCCTAATGCACGATGCTGATCGATATATTCTTTCTGATATCGTACGCATTCTCGTTGTAATATATGTTTTGGATATACCCGTCCGTTTTGATTTTTTGCTCCCGCTCTTTGTAAAACTCCTTGCACTACAAAACCACCAGGTATTCCATATGCAGCACCGGTTGATTCTGTTAACGAGCCAACAGGCTTAAATGGCATATATTCTACTATAAGTTGTTTTGACATATTATTCCCCTAATGATCTGACTCGCTCTGATATTTTTATTAATCGTTTTGATATTTCTGTTAATGCTTTTGTTGTGCTAGGTCCATATGCAGACGATGTTACTCCGGATTCGGTTTTTAGTTTTGTATTATATTCAACCAATGTTTCAATTTCTCGAAGTTTTTTAGCAATTTCTCTAATCGTATTTTTAACTTTTTTAGATGGTTTTTCATCTCCAGACCGGAAATCTCTATATCCTTCTATAAGTTGCTCATATTTTTTTTCCATCATTTCCATAACTGTATGATCTTTTCGTTTTGACTGGGCAGGGGTGTCAGTTAAATTTTTTGATGGATATTCGTACGATTTATGTTGCCATTCTGCGTCATCCATCGCAAATGGAAATTTATCCATATACTCTTCTTCTTCCGATTCAGGACGTTGGTACCGCTCATCTTTTGTAGAATAGGTTGGTGGAGTATTAACTGATTCTTTTACTCGTTTATATCCTAGTACTTCTACCGTATCATCATTTGCTTTAGAAAATGCATTTGGAGTCTGATACCCTGGAACGGCAGCTGATGTACTAATTTCATCAATTTCCTCAGATTCGCAGTCACATAGATCAAGTGTCTTATTGCATGATTCGCAATAGTCTGATGATTCTAATACTAGAAACTTTTTTTCTATGTCTCGCAGAAATGAATTCATTGAACCTCCTTTAGTTCTCGAATTAAATCAAAATAACGTAGCAATGATAATACATGAGTTTCTTTAATCGTTTTCATGTTTTCTACATTACAAAGCATTTCAGATAATTTTTGAACTTTAATTTTTACAACCTTATCGTCAATTGGCGTAGCTAACTCAGCAAGTTGTTTTTTTATTTTTGGAATAATTGTTTGTACATATTCTCGAAGTGTAGCTGTATCATTAACATGAGTAATGTATTTATTTAAAAGTTGCTTTTGAGATTCATCTAATCCAGAATATTTTTGGTTAAACTTATCTACAAGAAGTTTGTATGTAAGCAAACGTATTTCTTTAGGTTGCGATTCAAACTTTTCTAAAATAGGATCTTTTTTTGTTTTAACACGTTCTGTTAATAATCCATTTTCAATAATTGCAGTTTTACATTCCATTATTTGTTTTGGATTATCTGTTTCATCATGTTCAAAAATCATGTTAATTGATGCTAATACTTTGTAGTTACTAATATGCATCTTAGACATATTATCAAAAACAAACTTTTCAGATATCTCTTTTACTAAATTATATCGTTGTCGTTTTAATGCACTTTGATTTAATTTTGTATGCGTGGCTTTTACGGTTCGAATATAATCTAATGCCTGAGCTTCGCTTTTAAACTGTTCTTTTAATAAAGTATTATACAGTTGTAGTTCTTTGGATAGTTCTGTATTTCTACCAAAATACTTTTTTATAATATCTACCGTAGTAGATTTATTTGATGACAATGTTTCTGAAGTTAATTTTCTAACTAACATTTCAAATAAAATACCCGTATTCTTGTATTTTGAATGTTTTAGTTTCTTCATCTGTAGTACTTTGCTTTTTATTTTAAATAAATATGTTTGTTTTTATAAAATGTTGTTTTCATCTAAAATAGTACCAGCATCCTGATCAGAATCTTCTATTCTTCTAAATGTTTCAGTAATTATACCGGTTGTTTTTTTAATTGGCATGTTTTTTATAATATGTTCGGTACGTACCGATGTTTGTGATGGTCGAAATCTTTTTGAATCGGGTTGAAATGTTGTTTTTTGATTTTCCGGGTCAAATGCTTGATTAATTTGTTTAGTACCTAACGGATCCCATCCTAATGCATTTTTATGTTGTCCAAATTTAATTCCTTCAGGTGGTCGTCCTCCTTGATTTTTTTCTTCTACATCTTTGCTTGACATATGCACAGTTGCTAAATCATGTGGCGTACCATATGATACGCCGGTTACTGCTGGATCATTTCCTTCTTGCTCAATTTGATTTTGACGGAATCTTAATTTAAGATCTTCAATGACATCATTTCGTTCTTGCAACCATTGATCTTCAGACATATTAAATATAAATTCATATATGTATCGATCTGAAACTAGTTTCATATCTTTCATGGTGTTTGCTAAATTAACTTTTTCTGTCATTAAAGCAACTTTTTGTTGATCGTATATGATAGAAGGTGCTGTTAATTCTAATTCAAATCCAACTAAATCTTCACCTTCGAATCCTTGTGAGTATAAATGTACAATCGCAATTTTTGCTAATTCAGACACTGCAATTTTTTGAATACGTTCGATCGTACGAGCGAATCGGATATCCATAGATGCTAATGTAGATTTACCTTCAACACCTTCATCATAACCTAAAAATGGCTTTGGTATTTTTAAAGCAGCCATCATTTTATTTTTAATGTATTCGATATCATCCATTCCCGTAAATGTCATTCCAGGCAGTGTATCAATAGCAGTAGATGATTGGCCTCCTCGTACTGGTAAATAGTAATCTTCTAACATGTTATTAATGTTAAATTTAAGATCATAATTTCCAGTTTTAGGATCTACATATGGAATTTTTTTCATTTTATTAATAATTTGCTCCATGAAACTATCTACTTCATTCGGAGGAATGTTACCAATATCTATTTTAAAAATACGTTTTTCCGGAGCTCGCATTATACGATGTATAAGCATTGCATCTTCCATCATCATTAGTTTCTGAAACTCTTTTCTAGCTCCTTCAAGCATAGATCTTCCGTACGGTAAAAAGTTAGAATCAGACAGCATACGAAAATGTGCTATTTCAAAAACGTCATATCCTTCTTGATTATTTGCTACATGTTTAAATTTTATATCATATTCTCCAGTAGCTTCGTCAAATTCTTCCCACCGTTCAATTTCATAACTAGAAAACGGACGTACGTTAATAATACCAATACCTTCCGCAATATCCATTTTTAAAAAGAAATCGCCATATTTAGTCATGTTACGTATCCACGTCCACAAATTAAATTCTATATTAAGAATATCATAAAATAGATTA